ATCCCGCTCGCCGAGCGCGGCCTCTGCCTCGTCCTGTTCCATAATGCCGCCAAGGCCGAACGCGTAGCGCGCGCACTGAATAGCCGCCTTATGACGCAGCATCCGGACGGGTTTCTTCCAGGGGTCAGTGTTGCGAATGCACTCCGACAGATACTCCGTGACTACAGTCGGATGGGCGCGATCTTTTCGCATGATTTTGCACGTGACCGAGAAAATGGCGCCGTCCTGAAAGTTTTCGATTAACTCCATACCGTCATACTCGGGGCGCGAATTGATAATCGACAGCCAGCCGTCAATCGAGACAACGGTCTGCAGCGAATTACCTTTCCCGGCGAATGAATAAATCTCCTTTTTGAGCGGGTCCAGTCCGTAGGAGTTTGCGATCGCCAGGAACGCAATAAACTGGGCGTCACTGATCGGCTTATCCGTCGGCATAACGGTCTGCTTGATGATGTTTTGCAGCTCGTTGACGTCGATATCGAGTCGCTCCGACATTGCCGCCAAGGGGTTCCCTTTGGGTTCTAGCTTTCTGACTGCTTGGGTCATTTGAGGCTCCTGTTTGATTTACCGGCAACTACTGCCGAGCCGGTAGTTTAGAACATATAACCGGTATTAGCCAGTAAAAAGATGAAATAAACAGGTAAGCCGGTATTATTAGGCAGGCGAAAAAAAGCCCGGACGGGCCGGGCGCATTAGGCGAGGGGGAGGGCGTTTCGGCTAGGTATCGCGGCCAATAAAAACGACAGTGCCGCAGATCAACGCAGGCTCCTGAAGGCCGCCGCTATGCGATAGATACTCGTCGCGAATCTGGTATGGCGTGCAGGGAATTGCGCCATCGCGCCAGGAGTCGCCAACGATTGCGAGATAAAACGACCCGGCAACGCTGACCAGCTCTCGCAGCTCCGCGCGCCGCCATCCGGGCATGATCGCCAGGACGTAGCGACCGGGCTCTATCGGTACCATAGGATCGCAGAACAGCACGTCGCCTTGACTGACGACCTCGCTCATTGTCTGGGCCGCCATACGATCCACGACAACAGTAAACGCGCACGACGAGACCTCGGTCGGCGCGCTATACAGGGAATCGATAACGTCGTCCGCGTAGCTGCTGTCAAGCGATCGTAGCGCAACCGTCTCTAGGTCAAAATGGGGCAGCGAGTCGGACTCGTTCACCGTGGAAGCAGGGGATCCGATCCCGGTCTCGATGTACTCAAGATTTTCACCCAGCGCGCGCACGATAGCCGAAAGGAATCTCGACTGAGGCTGCGCGCGGCCCTCTATATCCACAATAGTCTGCTGAGAGCAGCCAACCTCGGCGGCGAGCTCTCCCTGGGTCCATCCCTTACGCTTGCGCGCCGATCTTATTCGTTCGCCGGCCGACATAGGCAACTCCTTGGTTAATTTGCGCTGACTGCGACGGCGCATTTTGCGGACGAGTATAGCAAATCTACCGGTATTTTGTCCTGTACAATTTAACTTGTTTGCAATTTACCGCTTTGCCGGTATTATCCCCGGCTGATCTGGGAGAAAAACCACATAAAAAAGACGGGAGAAAAATCGGTGCAACACCATTTTGAGATAGAAGATGCGATCGAATTCGGTCCGATAGGGGCTGTGATGATCGACAACTTCCGCTTCTGGATTCGCAAGAACCAGACCAGCCGAAAGCATCAAATTAACGGCCGAACCTGGACGTTCAATAGCGCCCGAGCTTTGACTGAATACTTCCCCTATTTGAGCCGCCAACAAATCCAGCGCGAGCTCCAAAAACTGCGCGATACCGGCGTCTTAATTTCCGATAATTTCAATGCTGCAGGGTACGACAGGACGACCTGGTACGCGTTTGTTGATGAAGCCCGGTTCCTCGGTCACGTCACAGTCCCAATAGAGCCGATAAAAGACCATAGGGGCTCAAACGTGGCGGCAATATCGGCTGCAGGCCTTGCAGAGCCTGATTGTTCAAAATCGGGAAATGCATTGTTCGAAAGTGAGCAATGCATTGTTCAAAATCGGGAAATGCATTGCTCGGAATCGGGAAATGCATTGCTCGGAATCGAGCAACCTATACCAGATACTAACCCAGATACTAACCCAGATACTAACCCAGATACTAAAGAGAAAAGAAAGCGCGCTTCAAGCAAGTCCGGATCCGGTCGAGCCACAAAACTGCCAGCCGACTGGCGCCCAGATGACCGAACCCTCGAGCTGTGCGCTGACCGCGAATATCACTTTGAAAACTTCGAGCACATCATCCGGGAGTTTGTAATTTATTGGACCGAATCCGGGGGCAAGAAAAAATCATGGGGAACGACGTTTCTCAATCACTGCAAGCGCCAATTTGAATACCAGAACAGGAGCTCGTCTTATGGACACAAAACTTCAAACGACCTATTCGCCGACAACCTCTCGGCGGCCATCAACACCGGCGACGCTTCTCGCCGGTAGCAATGGCGATGTGCTTGCGCGCCTCAGTCGACCGCAGACCGCCCGACAGATTCCCCAGCTCGAGGGGCGCGATCTCGAGATCATGGGCGCCGTGTTCGCGCGGCTAAAAAATATTTATAACCATTTGTTCACGTCCAGCTACCGCAGCGCGGACCAGGTCAACCTCGCGCAAGCCGAGTGGCTCTCAGCGTTTCGTCGTAATGGATTTACGCCGGCGCAGGTCAATGGCGCGCTCGACTGGTGTACTGACAACGAGGAGCGGTTACCTAATCTTCCCAGGTTCCTCCAGGTGGTCGCCTCGGTCCGAACTAACGAGCGAGCGAGGGCAGAGCAGGCGCTCATGGCTGCCGCTCTGCCGCAATCTGACGAGGAGCTATCCCGACGTAAGGCCCAGGAGGAGAGAACGCGACAGGAGGCCAGAGAGCTCGCTCTGGTGGAGCTAAAAAAGATCAGAGGGCAGCTCGCCGGTTAAATTACAATTATCTGCTTGCTGGATACCGGCCTCGGCTGTACCATTACCGGAGGAAGTTATCGCAATTAGCGATAAATTAAGATTAACCGGTAAAAGGATTCCGCGAACATGACGCCAGCCGCAGCACGCGAGACGATGACCAAGGACGCCGCTCCCGACAGCGCGCGCAGCTTGCCGCTTTCCCAAGTGATTGAGCTAGTCAAGCAAAACCCCGGCAAAACGTCGCGTGAGCTGGCAGACCTAGCCGGAAAAGATCGGTTCGCTATGGCGCGCCGACTGCCAGAAGTGGCTCAAGGCGTTGATGCGGCCGTCATGAAGGGCGAGGCGCGCGTGTGCCGGATCACCAGCTCTCGAGCGCTGACCTGGTGGCCTAACGCGTGATCGTTTGCGGTATCGACCCAGGTATCACTGGTGCGATTGCCTTTTACGACACCATCGACCAGGCGATCGTTGACGTTTTTGATATGCCTACGATCACGGACGCCGGCAGAGGCAAAAAACAACGGCTTAATGTTCCCGAGATTGCCTCGATGCTGCGATCTAGTTTTGTTGGTTTAGTGCGGGTTGAGCAAGTCGCCTCAAGACCAGGGCAGGGCGTGGCGTCGACGTTTAACTTCGGGCGCGGATACGGGAATCTGGAGGCAGTCGTCCAAACGCTAGGGATCCCGATCGCCTACGTCACCCCAAACACATGGAAAAAAGCGGCCGGTCTGATTGGATCCGATAAAGACGCCGCGCGCGGCCGAGCGCTGCAGGATTTCCCCGGCCTAGATCTTTCCAAGAAAAAACACATTGGCCGCGCCGACGCGATCCTGATCGCAAAGTACGGCGACCCCTAAGCATGACGGCAACCTGGAACATCATCGCGGCAATAGGGCGCGAGAACCTGACCAGGCTCCAGCAAGAAATCGGACCCCGGGATCTGTACGTTCCTATCAGCCCAGACCCGGAGCATCGAGTGGCGAAAGTTCTCGGCATGGCGGCGATGCGCGTGCTTTGCGAGGAGTTCGGCGGGACAAAGATCTGGATCGGAAACGGTTATGCAACCGCGGCGCGGAACGAGGAAATTTTCCGGGCGGCGAAAAATGGTGATTCTGTGGAGACTATCGCGCTGCGCTGGGAGATCACCCAGCGCTACGTTCGAGTGATCGTCAGCGACAACATGCGCGCCGAGCTGGACTTCCAGGACGACCGCAAAATTCAAGGAAAAAAACCGAATGAGTGACGGATTAGCAGACCGCCGAACCTATGACGAGGGCGTTCGCCAAGGGAAGATGATAGCGCTGGAGACAGTCCAGGCGCTGCACGCGTCCAGGCTAGACGGCGTGGAGAAGCGTATCGGCACCCTTGAGCGGGTCGCCTACACGCTAATCGGGGCGATTGCATTAGTGCAGTTCTCCCCGGCAATCGAGAGTTTTCTGTCATGAACATCAATTACAAAGCAATTCGCGACGCGGCAACAATGCTCGTTTTCACCTTAATGCTGGCCGCCTGGATGATTAGCGTCGTAATGGATCGGCACGACCGCAGCCAGGTGTATGCAGAGATGCGCGCATTCATGGCGACCGGCCGCCGCTTTCCTTTGGAGTACGGTCTCGGCATTTGTGAGCGCGTCCGACGCCTCGAGGTATCTGGCGACCCGTACCCTGACGCAATCAACTGCGACGAGATGCGCAACGCCATCACCCAAGGGGATCCGGAGCGTTTATTCAAAGAAATCTCGCCGGAAAATCTCGCCAGATTTAGGGCGTCCTACGAATGAGCGCGCGCAGACTGACATACGATCGGCTGCGCGCCGCACTGACGGCGCAAGGGTATCCGTTTTTTGATCGGGGTGACTTCAATCTCAACCTTGTCGGGATCCGGACAGATGACGCGCGCTCGGGCCTTTTCAACGACTGGATTTGCCTGGCGTTCAGACAAAACGACCATGAGCAGCTCCTGACATTTGCCGCCACTACCGACCCCGGGCATTACTGGCTAGAAAACCCGATGAACGTCAAAGGCACGGCGATCTTAAAGCCAGGCCACTACAGCGGAATGCTAGAGATCGGGCTGCACCAGAAGCGCTACCAAGCACTCGTCCAGCGCGCGCCGGTCACCGTGTACCGCGACAACAACCAGGACTCCCGTCTCGATACCGGGGAGGGCGTCGTAGAGGATACGGGGATCTTCGGGATCAATCTGCACCGCGCCAGCCAGCGACGCAGCGACCCGGAGGTAGGTCGCTGGTCTGCCGGCTGCCAGGTGATACAGGATGCGAACGACTTTTCGCTGCTCATGGCCGTCGCGATGCGCGCATTTGCGACGCCCTACGGGGCCACCATATCCTACACGCTGCTGACTGAATCGGAGTTATGGCAATGAGCTTTGACTGGAAGCGAACGCTCGGAACGGTCGCCCCTGTACTGGCCGGCGCCTTTGGTGGTCCGATGGCCGCCGCAGCTACCAAGATGGCAGCCGATGCCCTGGGACTAGGCGCGGGGGCGACCGAATCCGATATTGCCGCCGCAGTTATGAGCGGGGATCCGCAGATCCTGCTCAAACTTAAGCAGGCCGAACTCGAGTTCAAGAAAGCAATGAAGCAGCTCGATATCGACGTGTACGCCCTGGACGTAAAGGACCGGGGCAACGCGCGTCAGCTCGCCATCGCGAAGGGGCTGCTCGCTCAAATGATCTTGTCCACCATATTCGTCTGCGGGTTTATCTACGTGATGGGGCTCCTTTTTGGCGGTACCAGCGCCGTCGACCCCGACATGATGCAGCCGGCCATGTACGTGCTGGGAATACTCAGCGCGGGGATTATTCAGATTATGAATTTCTGGTTCGGATCCAGCTCCGGATCGAAGGAAAAGGACGCTCTGCAAGCACTTCCAAAGTGATCCACCGAGGCGTGAGCTATTGGCAGCGAAGAAACCGGCCGCGAAGAAAAAGGCCGCCCCACGAAAAACCACCGCTAAAAAGGCAGCCGCCAGGCGCCCCCGTGGATACCGCTCCGAGACGCTGAAGACGCGGCACCAGGCGATTATCGCGCGCGACTATCTGCGCGGCCGCTATCAGGCAGAAATAGCAAAAGACCTGGGTATCGGCGTCGCGACAGTCAAGCGAGATCTGATCGAGATCCGCTCAGCCTGGCGTGATTCTGCGCTGCGGGATTTCGACGACCTCCAGGGCGAGCAGCTCGCGCGCATTGACGAGATCGAGGCCGAGGCCTGGTCTATGTGGCTGCGGAGCAAAGAAAAGCACGTCAAGGTTTTACGCGAAGATATCAAGGCGACCCAGTGGGGCGGCCGCAACAAAAAGGTCACCAGCGAGCAGCAAGCCGGCGACCCGCGATACCTGGCTGTTCTGCTTAACTGCGTGGAGCGCCGCAGCAAGATCCTGGGCCTCGATGCCCCGCAGAAGATCGCCCCGACCAACCCGGCCGGCGATGAGCCCTACCAAGCCGCCTTGGACATGACCACCGAGGAGCGCCAGGCGCGGATCCGGGAGCTAACCGCGAAGCTGGCGAAGTGAACGCCGTGGTAATGACGCCTCGCGAGGAGGCTGAGCTGGTAACCATGCTCGAGATCGACTACCGCGACCGCGCGCGCAACGACCTCAACGAGTATTGTCGATATATCGAGATCCCCGGCGCGCCAATGGTGGCCGACTCCTGTGAGCTGGGCGACCACTGCGACGACCCGGCTTGCACCAATCATGAAATATCAACGGCGTTTTATCCCGACACGGTAGAGCCGGCAGAGCATCACCAGCTCATGAATCGCACGCTCATGGAGCTGGAGCGCGGGGATATCAAGCGCGCGATGTTTTTCATGCCACCAGGCAGCGCAAAATCGACGTATGTGTCGGTGACGTTTCCGACCTGGTCAATGGGCCGAAATCCGGGTCAGAACATCATATCGACCAGCTACGGAAGCACGCTCTCCAAGAAATTCGGGCGCAAATGCCGCGCGATCTGCCAGTCAGATGGCTACGCCAGGCTGTTCGACACCAACATCCGAAAAGATAACCGCGCGGTTGATGACTGGTCGCTCGAAAACGGGTCGACGTATATGTGCGGGGGGATCCTCTCAGGTATTACCGGGAACCGCGCCGACGGGCTGCTGATTGACGACCCGGTCAAGGGCCGCGAAGACGCGGACAGCGAGACGATCCGGAGCAAGACCTGGGACGCCTACCTGACCGACCTACGAACACGCCTAAAGCCAAACGGATGGATCGGGATCGTACAAACGCGATGGCACGAAGACGATCTCAGCGGGATGATATTGCCCGACGACTGGGACGGGGAGAGCGGCGATATCGTCGCAAAGGACGGCGAGGTCTGGCGCGTCGTCTGCCTGGCCGCGCAGTGCGTTAGCGAGACGGATCCGCTTGGCCGCAAGCTGGGCGAGTGGCTATGGACCGAGTGGTTCAGCATAAAGCACTGGGTCACTGAGCGCGCGATTCAAGGGAGCCGCAACTGGTCGGCGCTGTTCCAGCAATCACCCAAGCCAGCGGAGGGCGCCTTGATTTTGCGCGCCTGGCCGCAGCGCTTCCGCGTCCAGCCGGGGGAATTTCTCCGGATAGTTCAAAGCTGGGACACCGCCTATAAAGACAAGGAAATCAACGACCCGAGCGTATGCACCACATGGGGCCAAACCCGACACGGATACTATTTGCTGGACGTTTTTCGAGATCGCCTCAAGTACCCCGACGTGCGTCGCGCCGTGGTGTCTTTGGCCTTGGCGTGGAATCCAGCCGTCGTGCTCATCGAGGACAAGGCGAGCGGCCAGTCGCTCATCCAGGAGCTGCGCGCGGGTATCGACCTACCTGGCGGGGAGATCTTTTCGCCGCCCGTGATTGCGATCGATCCCAAGGGGCTAAACAAGGTCGACCGCGTCGTCGCGACCAGCTCGATCTGGGAGGCCGGCCTAGTGCATTTACCCGAGGCCGCGCCTTGGATGCTCGACTATGAAATGGAGATTTTCGGCTTTCCCCTGGTCACGCACGACGACCAGAGCGACAGCACAAGCCAGGCGCTCAGCTACATGCACGACAACCGCGTCCTGGTCTCTCACCATTCGGCCGGATTGCGCCGCATCGCCATGACAGACCAGTCGCAGGGCGTCGATGATGACGACGGTGGCCTTGGCGTGGAATCAGACAACGACTTTGGAGGATTTCTTTAAATGAAAAGCCCAACACTCGGCGAGATCGCAGAATACGATCACGGCTTACTCATGGCGCGCGCCCATCTGGCGACGCTAATACAGAACCCGGACTCGGTCCTGGCACAGCGCGGCCGCGACTATCGGATCTATGACGAGCTGCTTAGAGACGACCAGGTTAAGTCGGTATTTCAGCAGCGGCGCGCCGGCGTAACCTCGGCGACGTGGATGGTCGACCCGGTCAGCGAGAGCGCGCGCGACAAGGAGGTCGCCGAGTTTCTAACCGAGCAGATGAACCGGGTCAAATTCGACGACAAGACCGACAAGATGCTTTACGGCGTTTTTTACGGTCACGCGGTTGCGGAGGCGATCTGGAAGCGCGAGGGCGCGCGCGTCATCCTGGCCGACCTCAAGGTCCGGGATCGATCGCGCTTTCGCTGGAACGCGAACCAGGAGCTAATGCTGGTTGATACGAAGCACCCGCAAGGCCTGAAGATGCCCGAGCGCAAGTTCTGGGTATTCAACGCCGGCGCATCGCATGACGACAACCCCTACGGGCTCGGCCTGGCGCATTCGCTCTATTGGCCGGTTTTCTTCAAGCGCAACAACATTAAGTTCTGGCTGATTTTTCTCGAGAAGTTTGGGATGCCCACGACGGCCATCCGGCTGCCCTCTGGTCAAATGAGCAACCAAGCCGAGATCGACAAGGCAAAGAAAGTCATCGCCAGCATTCAGGCCGACAGCGGCGTGGTGATCCCTGACAACATGACGATAGAGCTCATTGAGGCCGCGCGCAGCGGTACAGCCGACTACGACGGCCTGCTCGAACGCATGGATAAGGCAATCAGCAAGGTTGTACTGTCTCAGACCATGACCACCGACGACGGGAGTAGCCAGGCCCAAGCGAAGGTTCACCAAGGCGTCTCGAACAACGTAATCGACTCCGACTCGGACCTGATAAACGACTCGTTTCGTCGCTCGATTGCGGCCTGGCTGGTGGAGTGGAACTTCCCGGGCGCCGAGGTGCCGCGCATTGTTCGCAACACCCAGCCGGAGGAGGATCTCGGCGCGCGCGCTGAGCGTGACACTAAAATTCACGCGCTCGGCTTTGATCCAACCGAGGACTACATCGAGGAGACCTACGGATCCGGATGGATTAAGCGCGAGGCGCAACCCGTTCCCCCGGCGCTTCTCAGTAATGGCCAGGGCGACATGCCGGCCGACTTCGCTGAGCTCTCGGGGCTCCTGCAGGCGCGCACAAACGGCCGAGCAGATCAGCAGGCAATCGCGGAGGCTGCCGAGTTCCTGGCAACCAAATATAACGGCGTTTACGGCAAGCGAATCGCGCAGATCCAGAGTTTTCTGGAGGATTCTGGCGACCTGGAGACCTTCCGAAAGCACTTTCTTGAAATGCTCGCCGAGGAGCCTAGCCAGGAGTCTGTCGAGGCGGTACAGCGCGCCAACTGGATGGGCCGATTGATGGGCATGATGCGAGGCCAGCGCGATTAAAATCGTCAACTTTTACGAAGCGGCCGCCGCCTTTGATCTGGAGCCTGTAAAGGCGCTGGAGTACATGAAGGGCAAGGGCTTTGCGATGACCTTCTCCTGGGCTGACATGCTGGGAGACGAGCATACAGCCGCGTTTACGGTCGCCAAAATGATGGACGCGGATCTCCTGACGTCCGTCAAGGGTCGCCTGGACAAGGCGCTCGCCTCGGGCGACACCCTTGCCGACTTTAAGCGTGACCTGATTCCCCAGCTCCAGGCGGCGGGATGGTGGGGTAAGAAGGATTTAGTCGACCCAATCACCGGTGACATTGTGAAGGCTCAGCTCGGCAGCGCGTCGCGCCTGGAGACGATCTTCCGAACGAACATGCAATCGGCCTATGCCGTCGGCCAGTGGGACGCCATACGCGAGCAGGCCGGCGAGGCGTCCTATCTTATGTACGACGCGGTGGATGATTTTCGCACGCGCCCAGAGCACGCCGCCAACGACTCAAAGGTCTACCCGGTAACGAGCAAGTTCTGGGAGACGCACTTCCCGCCGAACGGCTATAACTGCCGATGTGGCGTCGTGCAGATGGATAGCGAGGAGCTCAACGACTACGGCCTAAAGCCTCAGAAAACCGTACCCGGCGCGACAAGCGCCTGGACCAATCCGCGCACCGGTATCACCAGCATGATCCCGAACGATGTGGATCCGGGTTTTGCGTACAACCCAGGGCAGTCTCGGCTTGATTACCTTGCAAAGATCGCAGCCGAAAAAGCCGAGGCGCTGGCAGACGGGCAGGCAGCAAGCGCCATCGCTCGCGCCCAAGCGATCGGGGCAAAAGCAAACCTCGATTACCGCAACCAGATGAAAGCGAACGAGGCGCTCAAACAGCTCGCAAAGGACGAGCTCGCCGGCACATTCGAGATTCAAAAGGCGCGCGCCCTAGAGAAGGCAGCACAGTGGCAGATAGACGACGCCATCACCGCAAAAACCCCTTACCTGGCGAGCTCGCTCAAAAAGGTCATGAACACTAAGGCTGCGGCCGACATGACGCCGACCCAGATCCTCGATGCTGCCAAGATTAAGGCGAAGACCGAGGAGACGGGCAAGATGCTGGCCTCCTACAAAAAAGCGAAAGCTCAAGACAAGCCGGTACTGCCGGCCGCCCAGGCGATCTATGACGAGCAGCCGCCCGAGATCAAGGCCGCGCTCGACCTGGAGATCGACGAGCTCTCGGGCGTCGCTGCGGCTAAGGCAGAGCTCAAGGGGCTGGCAGACGGCACGGCCGGGGGCAGCTACCAGAAAAAGGCCTACAAGGTGCTCGCGAAGTCGGACGATTTTCAGGATCTACCGCCAAAGCAACAGCTCGCCCAAGTCAACGCGGCCGCAGATGCCCAAAACACCAAAGACAAGCAGAACAAGCTCCTCAAGGGCTACCAGACGAAGACCATCGACGGGAAGATACCAACGCCGATGCAGGCCGCCGCGTTCGATAGCCTGGACGAGGTCGACAAGACCCCGATCGTTCAGGCCATCGACGAGGCAAAGCTCGCCCAGGCGCAAGCAAAAAGCGATCTACAGGTCAGCGCGCCGCCCAGCGCCATCGCGTCGCAGCCGTCAATAGTCAACGACACGCCGATCAATATCGAATCGCTCACCAAAACGGGCGGCCAGGGTGGCAGCAACCCCGGCGGGACGTACCTGGACACTGACACCGGCGCGAGCTGGTATATCAAGACGCCCGGATCCCTGGACAACGCCAGGACCGAAGTGCTCGCCGGCAAGTTCTACCAGGCGGCCGGGATAGAGGTGCCAGAGCTCCAGCTCGTTAATCATGAAGGCAAGCTCAAAATCGCCTCGAAGATTATCGACGGGCTCGAATCTAACCGCGCTGCGCTGCAGGCTGGAACGCCCTCGGGGATCTCTGACGGCTACATGATGGACGCTTGGCTGGCAAACTGGGACGTGGTCGGCCTGGGGTTCGATAATCTCCTGGTGAAGGCTGGGCGCGCGATTCGGGTCGATACCGGCGGCGCGCTGCGCTACCGGGCTCAAGGCGATCTCAAGGGCGGCGACTGGAATGACCTGGTAAACGAGATTACGTCGCTGCGAGACTCGCGCGCCAATGGTCAAGCGGCCAGCGTGTTCGGCAAACTGTCTCGCGAGGAGCTCGTCGAGGGCGCGCGCAAGGTGGTCGCGTTTTCTGACGACGACATTCGCGGCCTGGTAAAGATCTACGGCCCAGAGGATCACGTCACGCGCGAGGATCTGATCCGCACGCTTATAGCCCGGCGCGAAAAGATCGCTGCCGAGTTCCCGGAGGCGCGAGCGCTCCGCGCGGCCGACCAGGTGGATATCACCGACGCGCTCAGTCCCGAGGAGATCGCGAGAATTGAGTCGGCCAGGGTCAACGGCATCACCATCCCGACCGACGGCGACCAGATCGTCGACCATGCTGTTCGCTATTCTCACCTGACCATAGACGGCAAGCCCAAGACCCGCGTCTGGCTGCAGCTCACGCCCGAGGCTGCAGCGGCGCTCGAGGGTTCGGTCAATATCGGCGGCGGCGGCCGGCAGAAGGTCGTCGTCGCGCGACTCCAGACCGTCGGCGCGAAGATCTTCGAGGCAGTCCTGGGGATCAACAAGATGCACCAGGGCGGCGAGCTCCTGCGACTGAAGGACGAGGCGCGCATGATCGCCGCGCTCAACGAGATCGAGACCGCCCAGAAGCAGGTGGGCGACGCGATCATCAAGCACCGCGACAACTTCGACCGCTCGATCCTCCTGGGGATCACCAAGGAGCTCGCGGAGTGGAAGGACCGTATGACGAAATACATGGCCGAAGTCAATGTCGGCGACGCGGCCAAAAATATCGGAATGTACGACAAGGCCAAATTCCCGGACGAGCTCTCATACACCCCGGCCGCGAAGGTGGCAGACGCGGCGGCCGAGACCTGGTCGAAAAACGAGGACTGGCAGTTCCAGGTCGCCAAATTCGACAACTCGAACCAGGCCGTGACTACGTCGAACACGTCAAAGCTCGCGCAAAAGACGGCCCTCGAGCTCGAGCGCGCTGATCTGAGCGTGACCTATTTCCCTATGACCCAGTCGGCAGGGCAGACCGTCGGCGGTCGCATGATGATCGACGTTGACGGCCAGGACGCGAAGGCAGGCAACAAGGCGCGCGACCTCCTCGAGGAGCTGGGCGTCGATGCCAAGCGGGCAACGGCCGAGGCGCGCGAGGAGCTTTATCTCGACCAGATGGCCTACCTCCGCACGCGCAACCGATCGCAGCGCAGCCGGCACGATAGCTACCAACTCTGGATGGCCGAGACTGACCAGGCGGCGCGGATCAAGGGCAAGCAGGAATGGCTCAGCAAGGAGGCGGGCTTCGATATCACCAAGACCCAGGCCTACCTCAAGCGCGAAGCCGACCAGGCCTTCGGGCATGGCCGTCGATCGCTCCTGCGCGCGGATCTCTCCGACGCTGAGGTCGCCGACTTCGATAAAAAATACGTTCTCTATCACAACCCCGACGGCTACCACCAGGACGCCGGGGCCGGGATGTGGAGCAGGCTCGCGCCGATCATCCAGGGCGGCGGGATGCTGTCCTCGATGGCTGACCGGCTGCGTCGTGGCGTGGAGGCGCGCGAGGCAAGCGCGAGCTCCGACTTCCAGCGCGGCGGCGGCAATTATGTATTCACCCGGGTCCGCAGCAAGGCCAAGAAGAAAAGCTCGCCGGGCGTATACTGGCGGCCCCGGAATCACATTCGGCGAACCGATATGCTCAGCTATGACA